TGCACGAGTAGTACCCGCAATCGTATTAGAAAGCGTCGCAGCGTTTACCGCAGTAAAATCATTAAAATCCGCACAATCCGAACCCACTACCAATTGAGGCCCAAGCGCGTTTATGTCGAGGGGGCGGGCTTCGAAGGCGACATCCTGCAATGATACCGCGTTCTCGGTTCCCACCAGAGGATTCCCGGATGTTCCGTCACCAGTGATCGACGTTCCGTCCACCGATACCGTCGTCAAAAAGTTTCCCGACGGAGACGACACGGCGCTCGCTCTGGTTCCCGTCAGTCGCTCGGCCTCCTCGATCTCCCAGTTCGCTCCGGAGTATTTCAAAATCACCTTTTCGATGAATACAAATTCAGGAGAGAGATCCGAAAACTCAGCGAGGTCTAAATTCGAAACTATTAATTCCTGTTGATCCGCGAGTGACCCGTTCGTCTGGCCGGCCATCCATACGAATCGAGCCTGTTGGCTATCGCTCTCGGCCGTCGCCGGAATACAGATCAACCATACCGACATGTACGAATTATTCGCCATCAATGTCTTTTGCCACGCGCCGCCCGTGAATTCGTTCCACTGTGGCTGGCTGGCTGGTACCGCCACCACCTCGGCGGATCCCTTCGTGAGGACTGGGAGACCCGTCGCGCCATCGAGATACATCTGAGTGTAATCATTTTGAGCCGTGTCCGATGCGATCGCGCTCAGTATGTCCTCGTCGTAAATGTTCGCCGCGGATACCTGGGGCCGTCTGTTCGCTGGTGTCGTGCTCGCTAGGGTATACCCTCCCACGTCCCCGCCTGTGTCCCTGTACGTCCCCATGAGTTTATGGAGCTGGAGGTGTGTCTGCCATGGCATCGCCCCATGGGTCTCCCGTAGACCGAATAAAAACGTACCATCGGACGAGTAAATCGCGGCCGCGATCTGGACGTCGTCGAAAGTCCACGGGGTTGCACTCCACGAGAACACGCCGGCGGCGTACATCAAAAACTGTGGAACGACAGGCGCCGCGCCGTGGGCGTCAGAAACCCAGCCCGTTACGAGCTCGGGAACTACCGCCCCTTTGTAAATGGCCTTGACCGTTCCGGTCAGTGTTACTTTTCTGGTGACCTCGTCGTAGGTTACGATCACATTTTCCGGCTCAGTAAATCCCGTCGGTTCCTTCGTCGCCTCTGTGGCGCTGGATCCCACTTCCACATACTGGCTGTTCAAAACATTCCCGCCGGCGTACGGTACCGCCACGCCGATCCCCGTTCCCGTTCCTGTCGCTCCCGTGGTGTTGATCACGTTACCCGATATGTCGAACGTTCCCGAGGGGGCCTCGCCCATTTCGATCGCGTTGGCGTCTCCGGAGCTGGTGATCTGGTTCCCGGAAATTGAGCCGGCGCCATTATTGAGAATAAAACATACGGCGGCCGTGGTGATCTTTCCACCCACGAACGAGCCAGCCGGATCCAGAAACAACGAGGCCGGCTCGATTATTTCGCAATTTCTAAACTGAGCCTTCTGTCCCTGGGTGGGAGCGTTAAATCCGAACCGCGTGGTCGCCTCAATATAACAGTTTTCGAAAATGGTGTTTATTGTGTCGCTCCCTGACTCCGATACTTTCATCCCGAAGATCTCGTCCCCGAACATTCGACAGTTTTTAAATAGGACGTCGTCCAATGTGGCGGAGAGTACTCCCCCTAGTTTCTCATATTGGAAAAGGCAGGAATCCACCACGAGACCGCCGAAGGATCCCGCCTGTCGGAACGTGTACAGACTGCTCGAGGAACATCGATAAAACGATCCCCGGAGTACTCCCGTGAATCCCGCGTCCGAGTGACAGTCGACCCACGAAATATAGGACGGGAGAACGCCGCCCACTCCGTTCGGACTGACAAACGAACAGCCGACGAACCAGAGCCCGGACGTCCCGCTGGTGGCCTGTGTTTTTATCGCGTTCGCGGCGAGTCCGGTCTGTTCGAAGTCCAGACCGATGAACCCAGCATAGTCCGCCGTTACTTTCATTACTGAGTTTGTTACGTCGGTGCTCGTGATCTTGGCGCCGGCGCGAACTACTTCCGCCCAGAGGGGGACGTCCTTCCACTGTTGACGGGTGGCGAGATTTCGACACGCTATAATTATGTAGTCGGTGTCCATGTTCAAGTATCCGGATCCCAAGTCGTAGGCTCCGTCTGATAGTTCGATCAGGATCTTATTTGTCACGGATGGCGAGAGCGTTTTCGCTTCGGTCAACGCTGCCTGGAGTGCGGTCCCGTTCGCGGTTCCGATACCGATGGCAGGGACGGCGATCACTTTGTCCGCCCACCTGGCGAGGCCCGTCGTTTTCATCTCGGCGACTCGAGCGTTCTGATCCTTGGCCAGCCACTTCGTAATCCCGCCGGCGGAGTTCTGGCCGCCCCACATTTGCCAGCCAAGATCGGGATCGTTCGAAGGTTCAACCGCAATTTGTTTAGGCCTTACCGCCGAAACCAGCTTGTCAAAAATATGTAATATTCTTCTATTAGCCATTTTGTTTTACTCCGTAACGTCCTGAATTATTAACAGCGAATCGACCGTATCCTTGATGATTGTGATCGCGTCCGTTGTATCCTGCCATTCAAATATATCCCCAAAAGTTACAACTAAATTTGTGTGCTTCGGTTTTAAGTTATTAAAGAAACATTCGATCTCCTCGGCACCCCACCACCGGAGAGGCGTCCCCATGGTGTCGCCCATGACGAAATTATAAATAGTGTAATCGTTAACTTCTATGTACCAGGTGAACAACCAGATCACTCCGTTGATGGGATCTCCCATACGGTTCCGCCCTGTCAAAAAAACCTGTGTCTCTGAGTCCTCTGTGATCGTAATATCCTGACCCATAATTGCCGCGAGCTCGCGGAAGTATCCGATCGAGTTTCCGCCGGTGCTTATCGACTTCCGGATCACTTCTTTCTTTCGGGCGTCGAACTCCGTGGGCGCGTTTAAATTGCACGGCCCCGGAAGGGCCAGCTCTGTCTCCCATGTGTCCAGGCTGTCCTCAAATTTCCAGGGAGTGACCTCGCGTCGGAGTTTATTCGTCAGCGTCCGGACGCGGGAGATCTCCTCGCACGGTGCCCCGATCAACTTCTGAAAATTCGACGTTGCGAACCTGCTCCAGGGCCGTCCCTCTGGGATCAGCTGCTCGGACTGCTCTCGATACTCCTCGCCCGTTTTGTCTCCCAGAGATAGGTTGAATCCCAGGAGGATGTCCTCGGTAATTACGAGGACCTTGGGGCCGTCGTTCCCGTCCACGTTCTGGATCGTTATGTCGTTCTTTCCAAGGTCGGCGGCGATGGGCACGAGGAAAATTAAATTATTATCCGTCGTGCTCTCCGGTATGACTATGCAGTTGGACGCCCCGAACGTGAACACCACCAGCGCGCCGGCCAGGTTGTGGCCAGTTACTTCGATACTCAGGCCACGGATGGCTCTGGGAGGGGTCATAGTCTGGAAAATAGGTATCGACATTTTACACCGGATCGCTAAAGGTTGTTCCCGTTATCCATCCTACATTCCGAAATCCAAATGTCAGAGCGGTAACGGGGGCGCCGTTCTGAGTTAGTTCCACGTCCTCGACCGTTTCGATCCCAACGGTCCCGACTATCGTGGCCGCGACCGTTTCGTCTGGAATCGTTTTACCAGGTCGGGCGCTCCGTACCATTAACGTTTTGAGCTCCTCCGCGGCCGCTGTCCTGTTCGCTGACGTGTTCGGGTTGATCTTGGCCTTAACTGTTATGCTATCCACGAGGACGCTGGAGGATACAACAGAGGCGCCCAGGGGCTTCCGGACTGGATCGGTTATGTAGTCGTCGACGCGCTGCACGGACACGGCGTCGACGAAGGGCGCTATATTCTCGTTAACCCGACTGTAGTCTGCACAAGCAACCTGCACACTGTTCGCCTGTGGGTAGCCCTCCGTGATAAACGCCTCGCTTACATTTGGCTGAGAAGTCGCCCACCCAATATAGTCAGCCTCGGCGGATCCCTGTGGTGGGTTTTGTTTTTTGAACAGTATCCTGCCCCTGTATTCGTCTGGTACCTCGGGGTCGTCCCCTCCCAGTATTCCGTCGTCTCCCACGGTGGCCGCTGTATCGAGTTCCGCGATCGGCGTCTGGAGTGAGAGTACTGTCCCTTCCGCTTGGTTGTAATCAGTGCCCATGTCCTCGCTGGTGACATCCACTTCGACCTGGCCGGCGGCGTCGACGGTGTATTCCTGAATAGTCTCCCATAAAAGATCCCCCGTCGAGTCCTCGATAATCGTCCCCTGATTTACAACGAATCCCACGTCCCCCGTGAGAATTACGGGACCGTTCGAGAACGCTCCACCGCCGGAGTAAATCCCGATCGGATTCCCATGGAGGGGAAGCTGGTCGTCGTCGCAAAGGTGCGCGAAGTTGTTCCGGTATACCCATTCCATGAGGAGCGTAAGCAAATAGACGATCGCCGCCCACACGCGCGCGAGGCCCTTGAGAGGTCCGCGCCTGAGCTGGGCCGAGGTTCCGAAAAATTTCGCGCTGAAATCCTGTTCAACACGGTCGACTAGTTCCTGCAGTGTTTGCGAATTCCAAGCCATTTAAATAATCTCCTCGAGTTCTGACACCGATCGCGCCATCCTCTGGGCCTCCCAGTTATAGAAAAATTCGAAATCCTCGACCGTTCCATCTGGTCGGGTTATCTGAACCAAGATCGAAATAACCTCCGCGTTGTAAATAGTTGCCCGGGCGCGAACGCTCGAGGCCACTCCGTCCTGGACCATCCACACCATACACTCCTCGAACATCTGGCGAAGGATAGGCAGGAGAGCCGCGACGGTTTTCGATCTACTGGTCAGCCATATACGGGATCCGGTGGTGTCTCCTGTATTCTTGAGCGTGGTGTCCATACACCACCCGCGCCGGCGGCCATCCTTATCCGGTAGGTCGTCGTCCTTTTTCGCTCGCGCGATGGTTTCCACCGAAATAGTCACCGAGCTCTCGAGGTCGTCCGTCAATACGAGATCCTCCCCGTCGAATTCCACGTCCCAGTATCCCTCGTCGCCTGGTATTAATTTCAAATCTGACATATTAAATACCTCATGGTGGGGAACCTGGTCCGCTGGTTGTACCTGGGGCCGTTGTCACTGCGTGGACGTGTGGCGTGTATGCGTCCCGGAGTTCCGCCAGTGTGCCCACTCCGTCGCCCACGTCCCCGATCGCTGTTACGCTTCCGGACGTTATCAGGTCGCCCGTGGCCACCATCGTCCCGGAGGAAGTTACTCCCCCGCCGGCGACTGTGGCCGCGTTCACTGTCCCCGTGACATCGAGATTCCCCGACATTTTCACGAGTGGGGATACAAACTCGACTTTCTGGGCTGCTGTCACTTTCAAGTTTAATGTTTCCACCTCAATCGTTCGGTCTCTCTTAAGGTGTATCACGTCTCCCTCGTCCGTGTACAGTGCAACCTCCCCACCTTTCATCCCCTTGATGCGGTACCGAGCATCCTCCACGCCGAAAACGATACCATTCGAGCGATCCCCGGATATGAAAGCTCCACCCCACTCCGCTCCCTCGAGGGGGACAGAGGCATATCCATACTGTTGAAATAGTTCAACATCCTCCGCCGTCTCGTCGGCGAGCACGTCGAGCTTTAAAGTTACGGTTCCGTCCTCCTCGACGGTGGCGTTCTTTATCGAACCTCGAGCGATGGAATTAACGATCATGTCATACAGACGGCTCGACATTACTGGTGCCCCTTCTTTATGATCTCGCCCGGATTCAGTTTCCCAATGCTGGCGATCTGTATTCCGCTGTTCTTTTTTTTACGACCCTTTTGGATGTCGGTGGTTTTCCGTGGTTGTTGTGTGTACGTCTCCGGACCCACTAGAATTAATACAAGGCTCTTACCTCCTGTCACAGAATAAGCGAGTTTTCTGGATTCGATCAGCATCTCCTCGTCCGACAAATTGAACTGTGGGATCGTTACTCTAACAAGCATATTAGACGCCCAGGGCGCGCCCGATCGCTGTCTCCACGCTGGGAGGGTTACGGAGACCCCTCGGGACTTCCCGTCCCTGTGCGTGGCCTCCCATAGGGCCATGTCCTTCGCTTCGCTGTTATCGAGGCGCTTGCTCGCCTGTATCAATTTAGGACGATACAAGGGGACGCCACTATCCTCCGCGAACGCTCGCGGCCGGCTGGTTTTCTGTGGCTCTCTCTTTTTGATCGTGGTCTGGGATCCAGGGGTCACCGTCCCAATACTAGCGACGTCGGTCGAGCTGGTGGCGGTCGGCGTTTTGGTTCTCCGCCAGGCGGGTCCCTGTCCAACTACTGTGTATTTTGAAAACCGATCCTTGCCTGAGAAACTACCGCTTGATAATTTGCAATTCACGCCCACCACCAGAGGATCCTCGGCGACTTTAGACTTCGCCTTTATCAGCTCCACCGCTCCAGTGGGGAGAGTAGACGGGAGGAGCTGGCGCGCCTGGAGTGCCCTGTTCATTGCCGCGAACGCTGCCTCGCCGAATTTAATACTATGCTTTGTAAAAATGGCCCCCACGTCCACGCCGTCGGCCAGACTGAACGGAATATCGAATGGCTTCGCGATGGCCTGACAAATTTTGAGGGCGTCCGAGTTTCGAATCATTCCGCCTTTGATTTCCGCCGAGCAGTCGACCAGCTGGCCGGCCTTGCTCCGTCCGGTGGCTGTCAAATTATTTTTAGTGGCTGAGATCGTAGCCTTGAGGCCGTCACTATATCCGGTCAGCAGTAGTTCCTCGTCCTCGAACAATTCGACAAGATCGTATTCATTGATAGGGAGGTACAGACCGTTCGGGTCCGGAGTGTTCGGCGTCGTTATGTCAAAGCTGTCCGCGATGTTTCTGATCGAATCGGTGATTCCTACTTTCTGCCACTCCTCGATCTCGACGTCGTTTACTTTGACAAAAACACCCATCAATCACCGCCCGTCAGAACTTCAAACGGGGTATTAGCCGGGAGGAAGAACGGATCCTTTATGGCGTTTCTGGTTATGATGTCGGCGAAGTTGTCCAGGTTGCCATGGAGTTCGTAATCCAAAGTTAAAACCGTTGTGCTGTAATGGAGTTCGATTGTCTCCACGCTGTCCAGGTTCTCACTGATCTCCGCGATGTATTCCGTAGTCTGTGTCTGTGTGGACAGATTATCATAGTACGTGTCCGCGCTGGCCGCGTTTAGCTGGGCGTCGTCGAATATGTCCGCCAGTGTGTCAATATTATTGGACGCGTCCTGCACGCTGTCAAAAGCAATATTCGGAACAGCTAGGGCCGCGGATCCGGAGGCTCCCATTTTGATCAGGTCATTGATCGCGCCGTCGTTCGACGTGATCTGGTCGTCGCTCTGGGATCTCCCCTGTGTGTTCGTAGTCTCGGACGTTAACCTCGAGGACGCGATCGCGTCTGTCTGCTCGCGCCTGTAGTCCCGGTCTGGGTTGTCGGTGTCCTCGAACGTCACCAGGTCGAGGAGCGCCTGTCCGAGGAGAGCAGGGGAACCCAGGAGAAAGGCAATATTTGTTTTGATGTTCTTTATCTGCTCAGTAAACAGGGCCACCGATCTAACTGCTTCCTTGGCGGCGAACACTCCGTCCACGGCCGAGTCAACGGAATCCTGGGCGGCGTCAACCACCGATTTCGCTTTGCCGGCGGCCTTGAATATTTTCCCAAAATTATCTAGCGCGGACGAGTTCATCGAACTCACGGCGGACCCGATCAGCTTCTTACGGTCGGCCAGTTCCTTCGCCGTTACTTTGTCGTCAATGATCACAAAGTCAAGTGTGAATTTTACAAATTGTTTTGTTTTGCTCTCCTCGCCCATGGCGAGCGTACCAGCTCGAGCGATGAACCGCCCGAGGTACGGGTGGACGAGTTGCTTTTCTCCGCCCAGCTCGGCGGCGTTTATCAGTTTTAATTTCTGGGAGAACACGTCCGATCCCAGTAGGTAGCCCTTGAAACTGTTTCCGCGTGTCAAGCGCCCGAGGTCCTGGATAGTGTTTACATCTGCATTCGGGAGATTGTCCACCACCAGGCGGCGCCCGGTTTTGAACTGGTAGGCTTCGACAAAGAACGACGCGTCACCGTACGACCCGCCCACGAATTCCTTTTCGACTCCGTCGATTGTGAATTTAACTTTTTCCAGATCCTGAACATACAGATCCGGAGGTATGACCGCGGGGGCCTTGGGGCGTAAGTTGTCAAAAATATTAAACGCCATTTATCAACCTCCACCGAACGCCGGGCCGTCGTCCACTTCGACACCGCCGTCTCCGCTGGTTTCGACTTCTACACCCTTGGGCATGTTCGCGAAATCTATTAATACTTTATTCTCCGATCTGGCCACCGGTGCGTCTCCACCTGTGGCGGCCAGCAGGTCGGCCACGCTACCGCCTCCGACTCCACCGGCCTGGGCTACCTTCTCCGTTAGAGTGACACCCTTGAACGGACTGGGGGCGCCTCCGATAGCAGCGACCTGCTCCACTAACTGTTGACCGCTCAGACCTCCGCGCCGGCGTCCCTGTGGTGAGTTTGGATCCAAGCCCTTTTCCGACGACGGTGTCGCCGTTTTACCAGCCGGAGCGATACCGATCGCGCGCTTCCCTTTCTCTATTAATTTCTGTACTTCTCTCAATGGAGCTATGAGTTTTTTAACTTTTTCTTTGAACGCGTCGAACTTCCTCCCCGCGAGGCTCAGCTCTGGCCGTAATCCACTCCTGACCATATCAGTAACTTTTTTAACTTCCCGCGCCAGCCATCCGAACGCGCGAACCCCAAGGCGTATTTGTTTGATTATAATTCTGAGCGGAAGTGTAGAAATGAGAATCCCCATTTTAGCAAACCACCCCACAGACTTAGCCAAAATACTCACGAGGCCAGACATAACGCCAGTCAGACCAGTGTCCCCCAGTATTCCACTCAAATCCGTTACGACCCCGATCAGATCGTCAAATAGTCCCTTGGCCGCCATGAGCGCCGGAGTTAGTCCATCTTTAAATCCTGTAATTACTGGGGCGAGTTCCTTCCGGAATAGGATAACGGCTGCCACGAGTGCAGCCACTCCGGCGACGACCCACCCCACGGGACCGCCAGCCAAACCGAAGGCGACGCCGAGACCCTTGACCATGGGGATCGCAATCTTTACGGCGCCAGTCATCCCCGTCACTAGCGGAATTATATTTTTAAGCGACAGAATAAACGGACCACCGATCCACGCGGCGAAACCAAACAGGGCGGATTCCTTCCACCCGACGGCGTTGATTATCTTACCGAGCCACGAGAAGATCGGGCCCAGTGTTTTCCGCATGCCATTAAAAAAGTCCATGAGCTTCCGCGTAAATTCTGGAATTTTAGAAACGAAGTTTTTGAACACTGCGATGATCTTGGACTTGTGATCTCGGATGAACTTCAGAGCCTGGTCAATCAGTTTCTTGAACATCGGGGCGAGCTGTCCCCCCAGGTCCGCGGCCAGTAGAATAATATTATCCTTAAATATGGAGATCTTTCCAGAGAGGGTCTCGCTCGCGATCTCCATCCCTCGGAAGAACAGACCACCCTCGGACGTCATGCGTCGGAAGGTCTCGCGCAAATCTGTAACGGACACTTTCCCCGCGCTGATCTGCTTAAACATTTTCTGGCCGGAGACGCCCAACGATTTCCCGAGCTCCTGGAAAATGGGCACGCCGGCTTCCGCAATTATATTTAACCCCTCGAGATCCACTCGCCCCTTGATCAGGGCCTTGTTAAATCCTCGGGTGATTGATTCCATTTTGACAGCGTTACCCCCGGCGGTGTCGCCGAGCATACGCGTTAATCTGATCGTGTCTTTTATGTTCCCGTTCACACTGGGGAGCAGCTGCTTCGCTACCCCGGCCAGACTCTCGAACTGGAACGGCGTGGTCGCCGCTGTTTTATTAAGTTCATCAACTAATTTTTTAGCCTTCGCCACTCCCCCAAGTAACGGAGTGAACGAGGCCTCGGCGTCCTCCACCACGGAAAAGGCGTCCGTTAGTTTTTTAACTCCGAAAAATAAACCAGTTACGCCGACGGTGGCTACGAGGGCCCCCGTCCGGACGCGCGCGAGGGAAGAGGAGAGACCCCGACCGATACCGGCCGAGGCTTCCCTTACTCCCTTGATTTGTTTTTTTAATTTTTTAAGGCTTCCGAATTCGTTTAGCTGTCGGATGTTGCCGGCGAGGCCTCGGAAGTTCTGGCGAGTTTTTTGGATGTTGCCACGGATGTCGGCCAACGGCTTTTTATAGCCGTCGACTATTTCAACTTTCTGTTTGACATCTGGCAGTTTTGGAGGCATCGGGACTCCCTATTTTTTAGGCTTATTAGCCTCGAGCCATGT